AGAAATGAATTTATTGCAGAAATCTTTGTGAAACCTGCAAGAAGTATCAACTTTATCACATTATCATTTGTAGCAACAAGAACCGGCGTCAGTTTTGACGAAGTAGCGGGTTAATAAAGGAGAAATACTATGCCGAATATTAACGATTTTAAAGCTAAACTTGCTGGCGGTGGCTCAAGAGCCAATCAGTTTAAGGTAACAATGCCTTTTCCTGGTTACTCGCAAGTTGGTGGTGAAATAGAAGACTTAGCATTTTTATGCAGAGCTACATCTATTCCTGCTATGACAATTGCTAACGTAAACGTACCTTTCAGAGGTAGACAGATCAAAATAGCAGGTGATAGAACATTTGCTGATTGGTCAGTTACAGTTATCAATGATACAAATTTCAAATTAAGAAACGCATTTGAAAGATGGCAGAATGGTATTAACAATATGTCAGACAATGAGGGATTAACTAATCCAGTTGATTACCAAGTTGACGCATTTGTTGACCATTTAGACAGGAACGGAAATACTACTAAGAGTTATACTCTTAGAGGTCTGTTCCCAATAGACATAGCTGCGATTGAATTGAGTTATGACCAAGTGGACACTATTGAAGAATTTGGTGTTACATTTAGTTATCAATACTTTGAAGCAACAACTACTACCTAAAAAGTAGTATAAGTATATACAGAGGTAATTAAATTATGGCTGAATTATTTGGATTTTCTATAACTAGGGCTAAGAAACAAGCCGATCCAAAACAAAGCTTTACTACAACCCAAGCGGATGACGGTACACAAACCGTCGCCGCTGGGGGTTATTTTGGTTCGTACCTGGACATGGAGGGTACGGCTAAGAGTGAAGCGGATCTTATAAGAAGATATAGAGAAATAGCATTACACCCCGAGTGCGACATGGCAATCGAAGATATTGTCAATGAAGCAGTTGTGGCTAATGAATTAAAAGAAGCTGTTAAGGTAAATGTTGATAACTTACCTTACGGTGATGAAGTACGAAGAAAAGTAGAAGACGAATTCCAAGAAGTATTAAATTTAATGAATTTTAATACTAAAGGGCACGATATCTTTAGAAGATGGTACGTTGATGGTAGAATATACTATCAAAAAATTATTGACAGAAATTCTCCTAAAAAAGGAATTACAGAATTAAAATATATCGACCCTCGTAAAATCAAAAAGATTAGAGAAGTAAGAAAGAAAAGACCTGAAGGTGCAGGTCCTAATATGCTTGCTGTAGTAGATGAGTTTGTTGAATATTATATGTTCAATGAAAAAGGCGTTGCTGGTCAAACATCAGGATCAGGAATTAAAATAGCACCAGACACAATAGCATTTTGTCCTTCTGGTTTAATAGATCAAAACAAAAATATAGTTTTATCATATTTACATAAGGCAATTAAACCTGTAAATCAATTAAGAATGATTGAAGACGCAGCTGTTATTTACAGAATTGCAAGAGCGCCTGAGAGAAGAATATTTAAAATAGATGTAGGTAATTTACCAAAAGTAAAAGCTGAACAATACCTAAGAGATGTTATGGCAAGATATAGAAACAAACTTGTCTATGACGCAGCTACAGGTGAGATCAGAGATGACAGAAACTATATGTCAATGTTAGAAGATTTTTGGTTACCAAGTAGAGAAGGTGGTAGAGGTACAGATATTACTACACTACCAGGTGGACAAAACCTTGGAGAAATTACAGACATAGAATACTTTAGAGCAAAACTTTATAGAAGTTTAAATGTTCCTGTAAGTAGATTAGAAGGATCACAAGGTTTTAGCCTAGGTCGTTCTACTGAAATTACAAGAGATGAACTTAAATTTACTAAATTTGTTCAAAGATTAAGAAAGAAATTTACTGAACTCTTTAACGATTTATTAAGAACACAATTAATTTTAAAAGGTGTTATTAATGAACAAGATTGGATGAAAGTTAAAGAAAGACTTAATTACGATTTCTTACAAGACGGACACTTTGCAGAATTAAAACAAAGTGAAATGTTATTAGAGAGATTAAGATTAGCTGATGCTATGAGAGATTATGTAGGTAAATATTATTCAGTTGAGTATATTAGAAAAAATGTACTTAGACAAAACGAAAGAGAAATGGAAGAAATTGATAACCAAATCAAAAAAGAAATTGATGATGGTATTATTTCTGCCCCAGACTCAACTAATCCAGAAGGAGAATTATAATGAGTGAAAAAGAAAATAACGTTGTTAATTTTATTGATAACTTACAAACTGGAAACAATGCTGACGCTGGCGAAGCGTTTAAATCCGCATTAAGAGATAAAGTGGGAGCTGCCTTAGACGCTAGAAGACAAGAGATAGCGGCTAGTTTATTTAATAAAGATGGAACACCTGAAGCAGTACCACATAGCGATCCAAAACCGGAAGTTGCTGATGTAGGAACTTTTAATCAGGATGGATCGGTTACAACAACAGCTGACGCTAAAGACGGTCAAGCTGATATTGATTTAACAGCCGATCAAAATGACACAGAGAGTAAGTAATTTTATAAAAGAGAATCAATCTTTTGATTCCGAAGCGTACAAAAAATTAACACCAGTACTGAAAAGTGCTGTTGAAGATGTTGTATCATTGGTTAAAGAAAGAAAAGGACAAGATATAGTATATGCTTTTGATGAAGCGATAGAGCATTGTGCTATGTTTTGGCATATTAGTCAAAAAGAATTATTAGATTACTTTGACGAAGAAGTAATGGAACAATTAGGAGGAGACAAATGACAAATACTGTAATAGCAAAGGGAGAATTTATAAACAACCCTAGTGCTAACAATATTGGTAGAGCTCAATTTGTTCATTGTGTAGCTACTGGTGCAACACAATCAGTTGTAGTAAAAGAAGCGGGCGGCACAACTTTAGGTAATATTTACCTACACGGTGCTGGCGATTCTATTATAATTGAAAAAGCACCTGGTGATACTATCACAATAACAGATGGCCACGCTAGTGCTGTTGGTTCGCCGAGGTAATAATGCCTTTGGCAAAAGAAATATTAGTAGATAATAATACTAAAACTATTGTTAAGGCAAATGGTTTAAAAGACGAAGACAATCAATCTTTGGTTGAGATAAGTGGTTTAAAAAACTCTTCTAGTGACTCGTCTTTAAATATATCTGGTTTGCATTATGCAATAGAGGGTACAGGAAGTATTCAAGTTTTTTATACTAATGACAATAGTAGAAAAATTACTTTGACAGGTAATGGTGCATATCCAAGACCTGAAGATGAGTCATTAGGTTATGTTAAGGGAGATATTAATATAACAAGCGACACAAACGTAAATAAATATAATATAATAATAGAATGTCAAAAAAGAGAAGGTTTTAATTAATGGCTGATACAGTAACAACACAAACATTAACAGATACATCTGGTGTAAAGTTTGTTGTAAAGTTAACTAACATATCTGATGGTACAGGAGAAACTTTAGTAAAAAAAGTTGACGCTTCTGAATTAACTTTTATGACCGAAGATGGCAATAGAAAAATTGCAAAAATATGGTACTCTGTAAATACATCAAACAGTAAATCAGCTGTTGAGTTAGTTTGGGACGGAGATACAAATTCTACTGCCATGGTTTTAGGTGGTAATGGTTATTGGGATTTAAGAACATCAGGAAATGAAGTTACAAATAGTGCAACTACACCAAATGGTGATTTGTTATTGACAACAAAAAATTTTGCAAACGGAGATAACTATACTTTAATTATAGAATTTAGATAATCGAAAGGCTATATAATGATAGATTATGGAAATGCTATTCATCCTAATTGTGGTGAATACGAAAACATCAACGACATATTAGTAACACCATTTTTCACAAAAGAATTTTGTAATACTTTATGTGAAGTTTCGAAAAAATTAGATAACAAGTTTTCTTTCTGGCAACAAAATCATACTACACATAGCCATGAAGGTGATTTATATTTTAATCAGTTATACTTTAGTGATATAAGTCATTTTTTATTTGTAGATTTTACAAAGCATTATTCTAAACACATACTCCCAATAATTGCAAAAGAATGGCCAGTAACAACTATTGATGGTTGGTATTCGCCTTTTGTAGTTAAGTATGATAGTTCGAATAAGGATACACTACAATTACATAATGATATTAGTTTGATTACACTAGTGGTAAAATTAAATGATGATTACGAAGGTGGTCACTTAGAGTTTCCAAGACAAGGTTATTCTGGTAAAGATTTACCCGTAGGTTATGCTCAAATTTGGCCAAGTGCTGTAACACATCCACATAGGGTTACACCGGTAACTTCTGGTATGCGTTATTCAATGACAAGTTGGACATGGCCATATAGTTGGAATGATCCAATGGGTATAGGATATGATGAGAAAATTCACGGTTTAAGAGTAAAAGATGTATAAATATATACAGAGGTAGGGAATATGAAATTAATTTCAGAGGAAGTTTCAAACGCAGAATATCTTGTAGAAGAAACAAACGGCAAAAAAGATTATAAAATTAGAGGTATCTTTCTTCAATCAAATATGAAGAATAGAAATGGAAGAGTTTATCCAAAAGACATTTTGGAAAACGAGGTGACGAGATACAATAAAGAGTTTATCAATAAGAAAAGAGCTTTCGGTGAGTTAGGACATCCTGACGGACCTACAGTTAATTTGGAAAGAGTTTCACATATGATTACGAAACTTCATCCAGATGGAAATAATTTTATTGGTGAAGCAAAGATAATGAATACACCATACGGTAAGATTGTAAAAGGTCTTATAGATGAAGGCGCTCAATTGGGTGTTTCTAGTCGTGGTATGGGCTCATTAATACAAAGAAACGGTGCAAACTACGTTAAAGATGATTTCTATCTTGCTACCGCTGCTGATATAGTTGCAGATCCATCAGCTCCAGACGCTTTCGTTGAAGGTATTATGGAAAACAAAGAGTGGGTTTGGGACAACGGTGTCTTAAAAGAAAAAGACATTGAAGCTTGGAAAAGTCAAGTCCAAAGTGCAAAACAGCGAGCATTAGAAGAATCAAAACTAAAAGTATTTGAATCTTTTCTTAAAAAACTTTAGTTTTATAAATATCTTGTAAGAAAGAAATTTAATAAACGTTTATTAAAATAATTAAGGAGATTTCTTATGGCCGAAACAGAAAATAAGTTAGAGGCGTTGGAACAAGAAGCAGTAGTAGAGGCGCAAGCCAACCCTATGGCTGATGCTCCAAAAAAGAATGCTGTAGCAGCTGAACCAACTCATCTGAAAAACGATGCTGAGGATTTAGGTGCACCTGTAGTAAAACCTACTGACAGCAATCCGGACGCAACTAAAAAATCTAAACAGGTTTCTGGTGACGCTCAACAAGCAAATGCTGGTGCTGCTGAGGCAATGCCAAAATTAAAAGAAGAGCAAGACGAGGAAACTGTCGAGGCAGATGATTCTTCAAAAGAAGTTGTTAAAGAGGAAGAAATCGTGGAAGAAGATGAAAAAATCGATGTATCCGCTGATGTCGAAGCTTTAACAAAAGACGAAGATTTATCTGAAGAGTTTAAATCGAAAGCTGCTACTATTTTCGAAGCTGCTGTTAACTCAAAAGTTAAAGAAGCAAAGAAGAAAATGATGGCTGGTTACGAAGAAAAACTTAAAGAAGAGATTGATACTGCTAAGGGCGAACTTGTAGAAAAAGTTGACTCATATCTATCATATGTTGTAGAAGAGTGGATGAAAGAAAACGAGATAGCGCTTGAAAGAGGTATCAAAGGAGAAATTGCCGAGGACTTTATATCTGGTTTGAAAAAACTATTTGAAGACCATTACATCGATGTCCCGGATGAAAAATATGACGTGCTTGAAGATCAAGCTTCAAAAATTGAAGACTTAGAAAACAAACTAAACGAACAGATCGAAAAGAATGTTGAACTAAAATCTGGTATATCAGAAAAAACTAAAGACTCAATCATTTCAAAAATGGGTGAAGATTTAGCTGATACATCAAAAGAGAAGTTTAACAAACTTGCTGAAGAAGTTGAGTTTGAAAATGAAAAAGACTTCACATCTAAAGTAGCTACTATTAAAGAAAGTTACTTTGGTATAAAATCAGAAGCTTCTTCTGGTGATTTAGATGATGTAGCGGTAGGCGATGAATCGACTCCGGTTGATTTAACGAATGCTATGGCTGCTTATACCGCCGCTATAAGTAAAACAAAAGACATGAAAGTGTCTAAATAAAAAATAGAGGAGAGAAGAAGATATGTACTTATCTGAAACTTACGAGAAAAAATGGCAGCCAGTCTTAGAGCATCCTGATTTACCAAAAATTGAGGATTCTTACAGACGTGCCGTTACAGCAACTATCTTGGAAAACCAAGAAGCTGCACTAAAAGAAGACGCTGCTTTCATTAGCGAAGCTGCACCAACTAACTCTACAGGTGCTTCTATTTCTAACTGGGATCCAATTTTGATCTCATTAGTAAGAAGAGCAATGCCTAACCTTATCGCATACGATATCGCTGGTGTACAACCAATGACTGGTCCAACAGGACTTATCTTTGCAATGAGAAGTAGATATACTAACCAATCTGGCACAGAGGCGTTATTTGACGCTGCTGATACAGATTTCTCAGGTAGAAACGCTGCTGGTTCAGCTGTAGATGGTTATTCTACAACTGCTGATTCAGGCGCTAACCCTGCTGTTCTTAATGACGCTTCACCAGGTACTTACACAAAAGGTACTGCAATGTCAACTGCTGCCGCTGAGGCACTAGGTGACGCTGCTGGTAATGCATTTGCTGAAATGGCTTTCTCAATTGAGAAGTCAACTGTAACTGCTAAAAGTAGAGCGCTTAAAGCTGAATACACTATGGAACTTGCACAAGACTTAAAAGCAATCCATGGTTTAGACGCTGAAACAGAACTTGCAAACATTCTATCTGCTGAGATCCTTGCTGAGATCAACAGAGAAGTTGTAAGAACTATTTACATCAACGCTGAAAAAGGTGCTTCTGCTAACACAGGAACAATCAACACAACTACTGAAGGTATCTTTGATTTAGATACAGACTCAAACGGTAGATGGTCAGTTGAAAGATTTAAAGGTCTTATGTTCCAAGTTGAGAGAGAAGCAAACACAATCGCTATGAGAACTAGACGTGGAAAAGGTAACATGATTATCTGTTCTTCAGACGTTGCTAGCGCATTGCAAATGGCTGGTGTTTTAGATTACACACCTGCTTTGAACAACAATCTAAACGTTGACGATACTGGTAATACTTTTGCTGGTGTATTAAACGGTAGATACAAAGTGTACATTGATCCATACTCAGCTAACCAAGCTGCGAAGCAATACTTCGTTGTAGGTTACAAAGGTACTTCACCTTACGATGCTGGTATGTTCTATTGCCCATATGTTCCACTACAAATGGTGAGAGCAGTTGGACAAGACACTTTCCAACCGAAAATCGGTTTCAAAACTAGATACGGCTTACAAGCAAACCCATTTGCTGAAGCAGGTACTGGTGACGCAGCTGTTATTAACGGTTCAGGTTCAGCGAATGCTAACAGATACTACAGAAGAGTACAAGTTGCAAACTTAATGTAATATTGATACTTTTGTGTATCTTACACAATTCAAAAGGGGCGACTTTAAACATCGCCCCTTTTTTTATGCCTCCGGTATGGATAAATAGTATTATGAAAAAGACACTATTTCAATTATCTTGGATAATAGGTTTATGTTTAGGAATACTATTACTTTCTATTATAGTTTTTCCTGGACCAGAGAAAAGACAAGATTTTTTAAAAAAACAACTAGATAATATTCAAAAACAAAAAGAAATATTAACTCAGAAAGAATACGAGTTGCTCTTAAAAGCCTATGATAAAGAGTGGCAAGATTTAGACAAGGCAGAAAATGACAACAACTAATAGTTATTTAAGGCAACCAACATCGCAAGATTACGCTTCACCTACTCAGTTTAAATTTTCAATACTTAAATTGCCTAAAGTAGAATTTTTTGTAACACAAGTAAATATACCTGGTATTACATTAGGCACAGCTGTTCAAAAAACACCATTAAAGAACATACCAACACCAGGTGACCAGTTAAACTACGAAGATTTACAAGTTTCATTTCAAGTTGATGAAAACTTAGAAAACTACCAAGAAATACATGGTTGGCTAGTTGGTCTAGGTTTTCCAAGAGATTACTCTGAATATAGAAACTTAACAGGTGCAGGTGCAGATAGATTTCCTACAACTAATTCTGTTTCTACAGAACCAGGTAAAGTAAAATATGGTACATCGGACGCTGGTGCTACATATTCAGACGCTACACTATCTATACTAACAAGTAAAAATAATGCTGTACAAGAAGTTAGATTTAGAGATTTATATCCTACTTCTTTGAGTGGATTGCAATACGACCAACAGGCTGAAGATGTTAATTATCTTACTGCTACGGTTACATTTAGCTATTTGATTTATGATTTTGCGAGTGTAGGTGCTTCGGCAACTACTGTTACTACCTCGTAAAAGCTTTACATTTCAATAGTTTTGTGATATAATGGAGATATTATGGATTTAGAAAAATTACAAGAACTGGCTGATAAAGACTTGTCTATCAATGATTCGGAGTTAGATTTAGAGTCTTTAAAAACACCACAATTACACAACAAATATATGAAACACTTAACAAAGTTTAAGTTAATGTTAAGTCGTGCCGAATCTGAATATAAAACAATCAAAAGAGATAAGTGGGAATATTATACTGGTAAGGCAGACGCCTCAGTATATGCACAAAAACCATTTGATTTAAAAATATTAAAAACTGATATAGACAAATACTTAGAAGCTGACGAAGATTTACAGAGAATAAAACAAAAGGTAGATTATTTAAATGTTGTTGTTGATTTCTTAGATAGAACAATTAGACAAATAACAAATAGAACATTTACTATAAAAAATTCTATAGATTGGAAGAAGTTTACTAGTGGCGCAATTTAATGAATATTTTAAAAGAAGATTTATTTCCTACTAGAATTTTTTTAGTTGATAATCTTTTAAAAGAAGAATATATCAACACAATGAGAGAAGATATACTCTCTACACCTAAAAAACAATCTAGGCCTAAATTACAATACGAACTAAAATATAAAGAGTTGGTTGATAGAGTTTATAATATTGCACAATCTTATTTTATTGATATGATGTGGAATGTAGAAGACTATCAAATTACAGATATGTGGTCTAACGTATTAAAGCCTGGAGAAAGTCATTCATTACATACACATTCAAATAATGTTATAAGTGGTGTTTACTATATACAAGCAAAGAATTCAGAAATACGATTTTTTGATCCTAGACCACAAACAAGAATTTTAATTCCTAGAGCTTGGCAAGATAATAAAGAAAATTCAACAACATGGTTTTATCCAGCAACTACAAATAGATTGTTAATGTTTCCTTCTTGGCTAGAACACGATGTACCTACTACACAAGAGGAAAGAATATCTATTTCCTGGAATATTATGTTTAAAGGTAAGATTGGTTCTTCCGAAGAATATCAATCAGCAGAGTTTTAAATGACCGCAACAAAGTATATTATCATAGACAAAAAAGATGAAGTACATCTAAAGATTGAAGCTGACGCCGATATTAGAAGAGATATATCAGAGTACTTTACTTTTGAAGTACCTGGTTTTAAGTTTATGCCTCAGTTTCGAAACAGAGTATGGGACGGAAAGATAAGATTATTTTCGTATGCAAACGGTCAAATATATGCAGGATTATATCCTTATATCTTAAATTGGTGTAAAGAAAACAATGTCCAAGTAGTAGATGGTACGAAGATTAAAGATGTGGTTGTTGATGATAAAGTGGTTGACCGATTTTTAAAAGCACTTAAAATACCAAAGATTAAGATAAGAGATTATCAAAAAGAAGCATTTGTACATTCTATTAAAAAGAGTAGATGTTTGTTGTTATCACCCACAGCTTCAGGTAAATCATTAATAGTTTACTTAATGTTGATATACAATCTAGTAAGATTAAGAGATAAAAAACAAGATAAGATATTAATTATTGTACCTACAACATCATTAGTAGAACAATTATTTAAAGATTTCAAAGATTATGGTTACAATAGTGAACGTAACGTACATAGAATATATCAAGGCCATGACAAAGACACAAAGAAAAGAGTTATTATATCTACATGGCAATCAATATACAATCAACCTAAAAAATGGTTTAGTCAATTCGGTATGGTAATTGGTGATGAGGCACACTTATTTAAAGCAGTTTCATTAAC